TAAAAGAGGGTAATTTTAACACTGTTGTTAGTTCAGTTGAGGGCGTTGACCCCAAAAATTACCAATGGAAAACACACCATCCTGATGGGTATCTTGATTTTAATATTTCATTAAGAATTTATGACTCTGAAAGAGATAAAAGCAGTGAGGCGTTTATACCAATACCATATAACACTAAATAACACACTTAAAAGGTGATTTCATAAAAACCTGAAACGTGTTCAGGTGATATATACCCCTGTATCAGTTAGCTTGTTTGTAAATCATTTACAGACGTGCTATTTCAAGTTTCAGAAAACATATCTAAACAACGAGCGCAAGGGGTTCTCCCTACGACTTCAGCCGATAGCCCTGCCTCATGGCTGAAAGAATGGTTTGGTAGCCAAAAAACACAATCAGGAATAGACGTAACCGTAGATAAAGCGATTTCTCTATCTACGTTTTTTCGAGCAAAGATGCTTATTAGTGAAGGAATGGGAATGATACCATTCGCTCCTAAGATCAAAGAAAAGATCACTGAAAACGGTAAAGAGAGAACAAATACCCGAACGCTTAAAGAGCACTTTTCCTATCCATTAGTTTCGAAAAGACCACATCCTTTGCTGTCGTCAATGGTATTCAGACAGGTTATGATAGGATGGGCTTGCACCTATGACAATGCGTATGCAATCATTGATCGTGATGGTTTTATGCGTGCAAAAAGCATGTTCCCAATCCATCCGAAACGAGTAGAGCCTATTATTGAAGATGGAGAACTCTTTTACATGATTGATAGAGAGGTAAAGCTCAATTATATGAGCGTGTTTCATATTGTAGGGAATACGGATAACGGACTTACAGGAATTTCAAGAATAGGATTAGGAAAAGAAGGTGTTGGGAAGGCATTGGCAGCGCAACAGTTCGGGGCAAACTTTTTTGGTAAGGGAATTAATGTAAGTGGATTCATTGAACATCCGAACTGGCTTAGGGGCGACAAAGAGAAAATTGAAAAGCTTAAAAGCTCTTTTGTAAAAAAATACGGTGGGCAAAACGGACAGCATTCTGTAGGCATTATTGAAGGCGGTGGTGTATGGAAGCCTAATGAAGTTGACCCAGAGAAAGCGCAACTGAACGAGACAGAAAAAGTTGATGCGAGAATGGCTGCTAACCTCTTGAATATGCCTGTTACCATGTTGAACCAACTAGAGAGAGGTACTTACAATAACGTTGAGCAACTGGCTATACAGTTTGTAAATCATACGCTAATGCCCTGGGGTGTTCGATTTGAACAAGAGTGCTGGTTTAAACTGCTTACAGAACGAGAGAAAAGAGAAGATAAAATCCAGTTCAAGTTCAATTTCAACGGACTACTGAGAGGCGACATGGCAGCAAGAGCGCAATTCTACGAAGTAATGAGCAAAGTAGCAGCCTATTCACCTAACGATATTTTGGAAAAAGAAGATGAAAACGGCTTTGAGTTGGGTGATGCTCACTTAGTAATGCCCGGAGCTAACACTTTAGAAAATGTGATTAACGGAGAAGAGAATGGAACTGATTTATAATACATCAGAAATAAAAGCGGTTGGCGAAGTTGACGCAACCAGAAAGGTGCAGTTTGTTATTTCAGACGAAACCAAAGACAGGCATGGAACTGTCGTAAATATGAAGGGTTGGGATTTAGAAAACTTCAACAAAAACGGGATAGTTGGATATCAGCATGATGTGTACGGTGGCGGAATGTGCAAAGGTCCCGATCCTGATTCTGTAATTGGTAAGGGTAGAGCTTGGATTGAAACCATTGAAGGTAGAGACATATTAATGGGAGAGATTGAGTTTGAGCCTGCTGAAATCAATCCATTAGCTGAAAAAGTATTTAGAAAAGTGTTGCATGGTACACTTAAGGCAACTTCAGTAGGGTTCAGGGCAATAGGTGGTGGAATACTGAAGAATGATAAGACCGGAAAAGAAAAAGAGCTAGAAACTCCACCTTATCAAGTAAAGCCAGATGAAACATTCTATTTCGAAGCTCAAGAGCTTTTGGAGTTCTCTATTGTAAACATCCCATCAAACCCAAGCGCTTTAAAGAAAGATTTACGGAATCAGACAGCGAACGCTATTCAATTCATAAGAAGAGAGCTTGGAGAAGACTTGTCTTTTGGCGACATCGAAAACCTAAGAGTGATCGATGTTATAAGAATGCTTGAGAAGCCTAAAGATGAAAGAAAAATTGATGTAAAAGAGGCACTTGAAAACATGGAAGAGAGAAGAGATCCGGACGGAATTGAAGAAGAAAATGAATCAAACGATTCAGAAAGAGAGGCTCCTGTAGAGGGAATCGATCTTGATGCTCAAGCGAGAGAGCGAGAAGCAGAAATATTAACAAAATGAGGATATACTCATGAATGAAGTAAAAAATCTTCGTGAAGAAATAGGTTCCCTCTATGATGAAATGAAGGGAATCTCAACTGAAGCGAAGGAAAATGGATGGACGGAAGAGTCTCGTGAAAAACACGAGAACTTGTACGCTGAAATCCAACAAAAACAACTTGACGCACAAGTACTGGAGCGAGAGAGCGAAGTAGAAGGCATTCAAAACGGAACTAAAAAAGCTATTGAAGGTGCTATCGATCAGCCCGCAGTTGGCGAAAGTCCGTCAAAAAATGCTAAAGCAAACGAAGAAGATCTTCTTAGGCTTACCGGAAGCATTTTTTCTACGTTGGCATCTAAGAAAACACCTGATGCCAAAATTAAGGCAATCGGGGATGTTCAGAAAGAGCTAGCAACGAACGGACATTACGGAGAGCAATACAGAAATCTTGATGCTTTTAGCACATTGACAGATAAAGACGGTGGGATTTTCTTGCCTGAGTCTATTAATGATAAGATTTTTGATATCGCAGATCAAAACGGAGTGTTTAGCCAGCATGGCATGAAGTTGCCACTTGGTCCGGGAGACGGAAGAGTAAAACTACCTAACTTGTTGGGTCAACTTACTTTTTACGCAGTTAATGAAGGTGCAGAGGCGAGAGCTTCTAAGCTAACTTTCAGTGCTGTTACCCTTGAAGGCAACAAGTACATGACGTATGTGCCTTGGACTTCTGAAATGGGAGAAGTTGCAGGAGCGAGATTAGCACGAATCCTGATCACTAAGTTAGGAGAAGCGCTTGCACGAATGAGAGACGAAGCTGTTGTATTGGCTGACGGAACTTCAGACTATCACAACCGAAAAGGATTTGTTACTCGTTCAGCGAGTTCTTCTTATCCGGAAGTGAGATTGTCAACTGCTGCAAGTGGAAACGCTACGTTTGCAACTGTTGATCCTGATGATTTCTTAAATGCTACACTTGATGTTGCTAAGGGAATCAGAGAAAAAGGACGCTTTGCACTTGATCCAGATTGGAAAGTGTATCTGAGACAGATGAAAGATGCTAACAGCATTCCTTACTTCTCAAACGGATCTGGAGTAATTAGCATTATCAACGGTCAGTTTTTCATCTATGGATATCCGGTTGACTTTACAGAAGCCATTCCATCGACAGACGGAGCTTCTAAGACATACGGAGTTTTCTACGTGCCGGAGTATTACGCTTTTGGTGACAATGGAGGCTTTAGCATGGAAGAGTTCAATACTGGTCAGATTCCTGATGAAGACGGTACAAGCAACGCAATCAACCTGTTATCACAGGACATGAAGGCAGCACGAGTGAAAACGTTCTTTGATTTCACGTTCTCCAGTTTAACTAAAACTTATGATGGCACTGCTTACGGTTTCGCAACCGTACTCAGAACTGCTGCATCTTAATAGGAGAAAACAATGAAAGTAAGAGACATCAAATCACAAGTACAGATCGATGAATTGTTTACTACGATTCAGCGAACAGCAACTGCAACTATTCAGGGTACGGAAGTCGCTGATTTCCAATCTAAGATGTTTGTAGTGAAAGTTGGCGCACATACTGCTGACGACTTAACGGTAACATTCCAGCATAGAGACGCTGCGGAGGCTTGGGCTGATATTGCAGATACAGACCTTGACTTTTCCGGACAGGCTGTATCAAGTAATGATATCGCCATTGTAACCGGACTTGCAGATAGCAATATCTATGTAGGGTATACCGGGGATAAAGAAGATATCGGTGCGGTTATCACCGATGGAGGGACAGGTGACGCTGTAGTTGGCGTAACTGTAGTTAAGGGTGATCCAGAGAGAGAGCCGATTAATTAATCAATGAAAGCAGGGGGCTTCGGCTCCCTGTATTTCTAAAAAACAAGACTATGTATAAAGCAACATTTAGTGGTTCATCATACGACAGCAAGCGAGTAAGATATTCGTGGAGTGCAGGCGAAGAAGTGGAAGCTCCAAAAGGTTCACTTGACCATGTAGAAGGATTGGAGTGGATAGGAAAAAAAGAGCCTAAGAAATTAAAGTTCGAAGATATTCCGGGTGCAGATGATTTATCTAAAGCAGGATTAGATACTGTTGAAAAGGTAAAAGAAGCAACGGACGAAGAGCTATTGGCGGTAAGTGGAATTGGTAAATCAAGCCTAAAAAAGATAAGAGAGATTGTATAGGACTAATTTTTCAGGATCGACCAAAGATGTAAACGGTGTGTTTACGACATGGAACGCCAGTGATTTAGTTGTAAGAGGTAAAGGCGACTTAGATCACGTTCAAGGTGTTGAGTGGGATTTGGTAGAAGCTGAAGAAGAAGAACGTGCAATTTCCATAGCGATAAATTTAGATCTAGAGATAAGTGTATAAAATTGAAACCATAACGGGAACAGATGTAGCAGATACCGATGCTTTGTTTACTATAAGCAAGGTTCGTGAATGGTGCTATGTAGTGGGTTCTGATTATGATACTCTTTTAACCGGGTTGGTTTCTGCTGCACGTGAGTATGCTGAAGGCAGGACGTGGAGGCAGATTATTCCGGCAACGTATACGCTTTACTTAGACCGATTTCCAAAGAATGAAGGGGTTATTGAAATTGATAAATGCCCGTGTATTTCGGTTGAATCGATTAAGTACTACGATGCAGACGATGTGCTTCAAACGTGGGCAAGTACAAACTATCAGGTAGATCTAAATAGTGAACCTGGGAGAATAAAGCCCGTTGACGGGATAGCCTACCCAAACACAGACGAACGGCTGAATGCTGTAGAGATAGCATTTACAGCAGGGTACGATGCCTCTAGTCAATTTTATACGATGCCTGAAAAGTTGGCAACGGCTATAAGGTTATTGGTACACCACTGGTTTAACAACCGAGTTGAAGTTGAGGTAAACGATGGGCGTAGTGTAGATGCCAAGCAGATTCCGGTAGGAGCTGAATTTCTTTTAGAACAAATAAGCTTAAGGGGGTTTGTATGAGATTCAGAGGCGACAGAATGAGGATTGTTCAGCTACAGCAAAGAGGAGTAACCTATGATGCTGCTAACCAACCTATTGATAACTTTCCTCCTGATGGTGGTACGATTATCAGAGACTACGCTCAGAAAGTAGAGATGCAAGGAAGGGAGAGCGACAGAGACGGAGCGCTTATAGCGACACAAGATATCCGTTTTAAGATGCGATACCGAGCGATCAACAAAAGAGATTGGCGGATAGTGGAAGAAAGCTCTGTTTATGACATCGAGAACATTCAGGTAATAGGAAGGAATAAGGGGATGTGGTTGATGTGCAAGTTAAGAGATAACACTGTTCCTAAAGACATTTTAGAACTCTCGGACAGCAGTTTGATGCAGTTAGATTTAGGCTATTTGGAGGTATACAATGGGTAGGTTAGGAAACGATAGCATTACGGAAAAGACATCTGCTGTAAAAGATGATTTAGTTCTAATCGGCGACAGTGAGAATAGTTTTGCAAGCAGAGAGCTGAAGTTAAAGCAGATTTTAGGAATTGATGGTTTCTATGCTGAAAAATTACATTTTGTGTCGCCTAATTTTCCTGATGTTGGAACCTATCACTCAACACTAACGCTTGCGAAAACTAACGCTGAATCGGGCGATACTATTATTGTTTATGCAGGGTCATACAACGAAAAAAATCTTTTAAAAAATGGTGTGAATTGGCACTTCATGAACGGGGCATCTGTTGACTACGTAGGCTCATCCAATGGTGGTATTTTTGATAGTTCTTCGAAGGGGTCAAATGAAGTTACTGTGTGCAAAATTACAGGAAACGGAAGTTTTAATATTAATAATTCAGGGGATTCTGGCGATATTGTACATGCAAGCAATAGCGGAGATAGTATTTACATTGAGTTTAACAGCGCCACATCTGTAAATCATAGAGGATTAGTAACTTCCGGTGGCAGTGTTATTACTGCAGTCTTTGATAGTATAATTACTTCCGATGGAACTTTAGATTGTATCGGTGGAAACATGTATGTAAAAGGTAGGTATGCAGAATCTACTACTGGTTATGTTGTTGAGATGGACAACGAAGATGTGATCGGATCAGGATTGTTTGGATATATAGAGCATTTAAAAGGAAGCTTCACAAATGCTAGTGGAGGCTATGTAACTTTAGAGGGTAGGCTTATTGAAGTAAACGTAGAGTTTACTATTGGAGTAGGGGTAAATATATTTAAAGGTTATAAAATAACCACTTATGGAGACACGAGCGGAAACTTCTTTGCTGCCACTTCAGGTACTATTTTGGAATTTTGGAATTGCCAAATAGAATTAAACACTGAGGGCATAGATGTTTCATCTGGCGCTATTTTAAATGTTTACAACTCAAAACTAGACGCGTCTACCCCTGATGAAAGCGTTATAAATTTATCGGGAGGCTCAGGCGTATTTATAAAAGAAACTGAGCTTAAAGGAGCAAAAGGGTTGGCGTTGGCATCTGGATTCAGTGGAAATGTACAACTTAAAGGGGTTACTATAATAGCATCAGGCACAAGCTCCATAACAAGTGTTGATTCTGAAAACGTGTACGTGCAAGGGCAGTTAATATCAAACAAAGCCGTAGACGCAAACACAACTTTAGTAGGTGGGTCTATAATCGTAAATACAGGCTTTACTTTTTGAATATGAATTTCACGATATCAGAATGCTTAGTAGATCAACACATGACACAAGTACCTGTACATGTAGCTGATAAACTCGTCAAGTATCACTTTCCAATTTTGCAACCTATCAGGGAAGCAATGGGAGAGCCTATTTATATAAGTAAACATTCAGGGTATCGATCAACACAATGGGAACTGGACAACGGAAGAGATGGAAGTTCTCAGCATACCTTTGGTGATAATATTGGTGATTTCATAGAGAGGGATAAGCATTTAGGAGCGTTAGATTTGACCGCTATTGACTTGCAAGGTTTGCTTAATCACTTACTAGAAAGCGAATACAACAGAGTTTGTTTATATGTAAAGAAAGGATTTATCCATTGTGATTTTAAAGGGGATGATTTCTCCTATTTCATTGATGATGGTAACGGATGGGAATTTCAGGAGAAGAGGGAATGGAAACAACCATAATTGTAGGAATAGTTAGTTCTCTTTTAAGCGGTGGTTTGGTTGGAGTGATAACCAATTACATGCTAAAGAATAGAAAGCAGTCCTCAGAGGATTTTGTTGAACTCTTAAAAGCGTACAAAGAAGACAATATTGCCTTAAGAGCGACAGAAAAAGAAAACAGCGAGAGAATTAGAAATCTTGAAAATCAAGTAAATGAATTAAGAAGTAAGCTCATGTTAATGGAATCAGCACATTATGATTTACCGCTTCCGCAATGGCTTAAAGACCTTGACGGAACCATGCTTTCATTTAACACGGCTTATGAAGATAAATTCATCATCCCTAATGATAAAAACCCATCTGACTATCTAGGATCAACGGATTCTGAATTTTGGGGAGAGGAAATAGGAAAGGAATATTTAGCCAATGATAAAAAAGTAATGAGAGCTAAAAAACTACTTCACCTTACAGAGACGGTTAAAGTCTTTGGCGGTGAAAACGAAACTTGGGAAGTATATAAATATCCACGATACGCAGGCAGGGTTTTGATCGGGATCGGTGGAATAGCTTTTAAACCAGTAAAAAAGGAATGACATGGCAACAATAGCAAAACAAAATATTACAGAAGCAGGTGTAGATTTAACGCTTTCAACTGCAGCAGGTGGTGGCGATCAGTTCACTAATACCGGGAAAGAATTACTTGTGATCCTAAATGGTGATGCAAGTTCAAAGACTGTAACGGTAA